ATTATATAATACATTTAAAACCTTTATTGATACAAATATATCAAAAAGAATTCGTTGTATTGTTATAGATGTTTATAGTGCAGAAGGTCTTGCAAATTTGGAGTAATCTCCTCCTATAAAATCAATAATTCCAAGAAAAGTTTTATTTGCATTCTCTACCAATCTTTTATTTGTATCTACAATTCCTGCTCTTACATCGTACTGACCAACTCTAGTTGAGTTTAGAGGTCCTGTAAGTTTCCACATGATTTGATAAGTTAAATAATATGACACATCATAGTCTACGGTACCATTTTGAAAATTATCGTACTCTTCATCTGATATCTCTGTAATAAATCCTAGATCATTTACTTTTTTTATAAATGATCTCATAATATATCCTTTTTTATAATCAGATTCAGTAGGAATAGGAAAATAAGGAGTTGGTGCGCCTCTTTTAGATTGACCAGTAATTATAGTTACTCCAGTTTTTTCTGCTAATTGCTTTTTTAATGAATTAGGTAAGTTTCTTTGATTAAGATATTCTGAACTGGTTCTTGTTGCGATATTAAAAAGTTCTTGATTGGTTCCTATTATAGGATTGGCTCCAGTAAATAGCCTACCATCGTAAGTAGCGTAATATTTTCCTCTATATGGTTTCCCATCAGAAGTATTGAATTCTGATCCATTTGTTATAAGATCAGTTTTTATTCTAAAGGATGGATAATATCTTAACATACTTTATATTTTAAAATTCTATGCTAAATCAGATCTAAAAGATACATGTATGTGATTATAGTGACCGCCAGTATTCCATAAAACCGCTTTTGGATTTCCTGACTCTACGTTTCTTGAGAATCCTGCACTAATTAGCTGTGATACAAATTTATCTGCTTTATCTTTAGCAACAGAATTATTTATATTTGCTGCTAAACCATCTATAATTGCTATATCAACCGCATTTCCTGTGCTATGTCTAGATACATTTCCAGAATTAGTATTAAAATCATGACCTCCTATGCCAGTTGTAATTGTTACAGTTACTCCTGAGTTAACTGCTGCTGCGCTAATTGAGCTTAATAAAGAAGGATTTAACTTCTCAGATCCTGGACTTCCTAATTTTCCTGAAGCGAATTTTACGTTAGGATATGTTCCTGAATCCACTGATGGATAATTAGTAAAATCTGTTATTGTTACATCTGAATCTGGAGTTTCTCCAGGAGGTTGAGTTGATACAAAAGCTTGCTCTGGTGGATATATAAGTTTAAGATTTTTAATATCAAAATCTTGTCTCTTTTTTAAGAATATCATATTCGCTCTTACATTACTCTTCCACTCATTACCTTCTATGGATTGATCTAATCCAACAGCGACAAATCCTACTGTATTTAAGTGATCTTGTTTTCCATATACATCTCTTACACTAAGATCATAGGTATATGGTAAAAATTGACTAGATATTGTAAAAGATTGTCCCATTCCTAATCCAGAAATTCCATCAATTGAAAAGTTTAAAGATACTGGTATTACTGCAGAAGCTCTTGTACCTTTTTCATTTGTTTTTATTTTGGACATTTTTTCTATATAGTAATTAGTCGCATGACTTATACTAGATTGTGCAGGAGTGGTATCAGAATAAAAAGTTTTTATAGCTTTATTGAACTGAGCTGCTGAATTTTTCATAGCTTCAGTTGGAAGAGCTATAGAAGATTTGATTTCACCTCTATTCAAAATATATCTATCATTATATCCTATATTATAAAATCCAAAACTATCTGAGGATTTTGAAAGAGATGATAGATCTTTAGCTTCAGAATTAGCTGAAATTGCTAGCATATTCGCTAGTTTTGTAGAAACTTCTGTTTTTATTTCTATACTTCTAGCTATAGAACCAGCACCAAAAAGAGGAAATTCTGTTTTGTTAGTGGGTGTTATATATTTTTCTTCTACATTTGGAGTAAATTGATCATCTATAATATGCAACACATTTCCATAATCATCATAGGCTAATCTAAAAATATTAATATCTCCTAAAAATTTATTTATATCAAATAGTAATTGCTCTACGAATTCTTTAGCATATATATCGTGAGATCCATCTTGCTTTACATAGCTAGCTACCATGTTTAGAAGATAATCACAACTTACTAAAATATTCATAGTTTTACCAGAGTATATATTCTTATCAGTTCCTTTAATTAGTTTAAACTTTGGTAAACTCGTAGATAATCTGTCTTCTGAATCTGGTTTATATATTTCTTTTTCAGATATTGTCGATTGATCAAAAAGTTCTTTAAAATCTGCGTTTGTTCCTTCAAAAGGAATTAATATATCGTAAGGATTTGTTGAGAGTTGCTTAGCATTAGATAAACAAATATTTGTATTTGTATTAAAATCAAAATATACTAGAGGGGTTGTGGCCTTAGAATCTTTTTTATTATCGTAAATATTACATATGTGATTAATTATCATCAAAACAAATCCTAACTTTATATAAACTGGATGGTTCATTTGAGTTCCATCAAAAACTCCTGAATTGAATTTATATGGAACAGTATAAGTAGTCATAAGATCTTTAAAATCTACTCTACAATCTTTAGAATATAAATCTGTTGCGGTACAAGAATTTCCCATAAGACTAAAATTAAATCCAAATTTTGATCTCAATTTTAGCATATTTTCTTGGGTAATACTTTCGTTTATAGTTTTATCATAGTTTTTACACTCTACTTCTTCAGCGGATTTATCGTTATTAATTAAATCATCTAATATACTAGAAAACAATCCAATAGAAAATAACTTTTTAGTAAAAGAATTATAATGTTTAGAGTTAGTAATATCTAGTTTAGAAACTAATTTAACAGTGTCTATATTACTTACGTTTATTGCATTATCTAAGGAGTATAACTGAATTGTTCTTATTAATACTTCAAAAGCTGATTGGTATTTTAAAGATTCTGATGTTTGAATATCTTCAACATTAATTTCTGAAGCCGGCTCTTGAGGAAGAACTATATCTTTTTGATTTTGTGAAGCTTGTTCTTTACTTATAGTATTAGCGTCTACTGGAATTATTACAGATTTATCGTTTATTGAAAAATTCTTTAGTATAGATAAATCACTAAAAAATAAAGTTATAGTAATTGGAATACTAACATTTATAGTTTTTTTATTAGTAATTGGATTTTCATTTTTATCTTTTCCAACTATTTCATTTACAGTTTGAGCACGATCTATAAAAATTGTTTTGGTTGCTTCGTATCCAAAAATATCAAAACCTCCTTCTATTATATGACTCGTTTTTAATTTCCAATTTCCACTATTATTTGTAATAGCGCTTTTTATTGCATTGGTAACAGATTCGTTAAATTTTTTATCTGCTATTAGAGAATTTTGTATTTGAACTTGATCTTGAGCATCCATTAAATATCTACCTAAAAAAAATACGGGTGTAAACTTTATTGCAGATTTAATATACTCAAGCGCACCTTCCCAAAATCCGTCAGAGTTTTTAACATCATTTATAGCTTCTTTTGTTAAATTTTTGCCAGTAGTAAAAAGAGTATGATGTTTATTGTAGTCGTAATCTAATTTAATATAGTATTTGTTTTTTCCTACGCTATACGATATTTCTGATTCATATAGGTTTCTTGACGCTAATGGATAAGGAAAATTAAAAGTTTTAGTATCATTTATTGTTATATATGCTGTAGATGGTTGAATAACCGACTTGCTCTTTCTTAATAATGCGCCCGTTAATAGATCTGCTGCATTATAAACATTAGATTTTGGTAATGATTGACTTTGAAATCCTCCTAAAGCTTCATTTGTTCGATTTACTACACTCGAATTAACATCGTAATTTGTATTTGATAATAAAAATGGACGTGTATTATTAAGAGCACTTACATCTAAAGTAGCTTCTATTCCGTCTTTATCGTAAGTAACCGGCAATAAAGACTTTGTTCTAGTAATAGATATGTATTCATAATCAGAATTTCCTCTTTTAGCGAGTATATCATAAATTTGACCATCTGATGATTCTATTTGCCTATTAGTTCTTCCTTCACTTCCTGCTTTAACTGCTTCGTCAAAGGTAGGTAGTCTGTCTACATTTTGACCGTCTATAAAAAGAGTTTCTCCATCACAACTCCACTTTCCACTGGAACTTAATCCAGTTGTTTGATAAGTTCCATCTAAATAGAAATATCTTTGTGTTTGTACTCCTTTTTGGTCTTTCGTTATGAATACTGCTGCGTATGGTTGAGATGTTTCTTTTTTATTAGTAGCAATAACACTAACACCTTCTCTATTTCTAATACAAGGAGGATAATTTATAATATCTTGAGATTGCTCTAACGCTACTTGTTTTTGCTCTAAATTTCTAGCTATTTCTGCTTGTTTTATTAGAGTATTATATAGCTTTTTTATAATATCTTTTTGTAACTCTGGAAGTACGTTCGGATTATTTATTTTAATTCCTGATGCTAGTACTCCTAAGGCCATTAGTTTTATATTGCAATCATAACCGCCTTCTTGGTTATAGCTAAAGGTGAAATTTGTCACCATTCCTAACATTGCATCGTAATTGCCTTCTGAATCTACAATGTTCTTGTATATTTTATTAAATATTTTTTCTTTTGTAAGTTCGCTTTCAAAAGGATTGATACCATACTCTTCTCCCCAATGTAATGTATTGTCTTTATCTCCGTTTTTAAAAAATGCTGTGTGACCCCACTCTAAAAACATAGTGAATCCTAGCTTAAAATACAAAGCATCAATTATATCTAATTGAGTTTTATCCCAAACTTTTATCAAGATATCTGCAGATCTTAAAGATCCCATTTTACCTTGCGTTTGAACTCTTACACTTTGTATACCTGGCATTGGTCTATAACCATAATCTTTTATTTCAGTTTGATTAGTTACATTGTATGCAGATAATCCTGATCTTAAATCATAACCTTTTGTTTCTTCATTAAATTTAGATACTCCACCTTGAAGAATAAAGTTTTTTGCAAGAGAAGTGGCGTCTTTTATTTCTATTCCTAAACTTTTGAAATATTGTTGATCTGTTGGATTAGTAATGTCTACAGAAGATATAAGTCTTACGAAACAAGTTTTATTTCCTTGATACAAAATATTGTTTGTATCTCTAGAAACTTCTCTCATTTTTTCAGATCTCTTATTCAACTGATTAACTATCCATTGAGGAACAGGGACTCCCATCGCATTGCTAACTCTACTTGATTCTGTAGCCATAACTATCGAATTATATTTATTGTCTTATAAGAATCTAATATACTTCTCAAATCTGTTGGTATTCTTAACTGAATTCCTGGTTCTGGATAAAGAGAGTCACTAGAAAGACCATTAGCTGATGGTATTATCCACCATAAAGTGGGATCTCCATAAAAGTTATTTGCGAGTAGATCAAACCTATCTCCTAAAACTGCTATTACGTAATTATCGTTTTCTGTAACAGGAATATCTGGATAAATATTATTAGTGTAATATAGACTTCCAGTCGTACTATAGTTATTTGTTTGTATATTTTGATATCTGTTCATACTTTTTGTTAGTCACTACTTTCTAATTCTTGATTACGATTTCTTCCTAAATTAGGTATTCCACTTATTGGAGAATTACTATTTATTATTGGATTAAGATTTCTTGCAGTAGCTGGCACGGTATCAAGTCCAAGAGTTGGTCTTATATTTATGTATTCATCACTTTGTTTTGTAATAAACGGAATATTTCTATTAGCAATTTCAGAATTTTCTCTTCTTGGCACAAAATCTTGAATAGGTTTAAAGCCGCATTGCACATTTATTATGTGAGGAAGTTGTTTTATATTTTCATTACTAGAAATTTCCCAGGGTACATTGTCATCTACTGTGATACTGACGTTTTCTAGCATTCCTGCAACTCTGTGAAGATAATCTCCTATCGTAAGTCTTATAATAGGAGCTCTCATTATCGAATAAGTGTCTGAATAATCAGGATATACTTGAGAAATTAGGTGATTTAACTTTGAGTATAGTGGTCTTTGTTCTTGTTCAGATCCAACAGCTATTTTAAAAGAAAATCCTATCGTTCTACTTACGCCTTGATAAGTGTAAAAATCTTCTCCTCTTCCGATATACTTAAAAGCATTTATAGAAGCTTGATGATTATCATTAAAACCAGATAAATAAGCTCTAAAGAATATAGCCCACGATTCTGAGGGTTTATTATTCTCTATTGCCTCAAATACAAATTTTATTATATCTTTAGTCTCGGATTTATCTCGTCTAGCATCCCATGGATCTTTAGCATTATCAAAAATAAAAGAGTTTAAAGCATTCATTTTATCTGATCTGCCTTTAACTGTTAAATTATATACCGCTTCTCTGTTAGGAATAGACACGTTTGGCTTTCTGTAATCCTGTATGAAAGTACTTTTCTTGCCTTCTGCTACTTTATTCAAACTTTGTTCCATGATATTATCGTAAGTCATGGCCACAGTGGTGTTCATTTTAGAAGCTCTAGAAGTATCTTCTACTCTCTTTATAGTAGTTGCTCCTATTCCATAAACAGATTCAGGACCACCTAAATAATTAAATAGCAATTGCCTGTTCAAAGAAATTCCAAGGTTGTTGACCTGGTTAATATTGACTATAGAGTTAGTTGGTCTGCTAGCGAGCTTTAAACTTCTTAAAATTAAAAGTCTATTAACATCGACTACTCTTTCCGCATCTAAAAGTGATTGAGCTCCTACAATGTCTTTATAGTACTTAGAAGCATAATCAAATGGACTAACTCCCGCTCTAGGAACATGAAATCCAGTACCTGCAAAACCAACTTGCTCTAGCGTATTGAATCCATTATTATATATTCTAGTATTTTCAATAAGTCCAGGTAAAATGTTACTCGCTGGAGCTACTTGAAAAGACTTTCCTGTTTCTACTCTTGGATTACTAAACTGAAGTCCAATTTGTTTATCTAAAAATATCTTTCCTCTCGAAGGATCTTTCATAAACTTTTTGATCCTTTCTTTATCTACTTTGCTTGATATCGTAAAAGTTTGAGTTCCTAAATTAAAATCGGGTCCACCTCCTCTAATTGGAAAGTCTGCGTTTCCAGTAGTGCCTGGTCTATATATGGGATTAGTATTTCCTGGTCCAGCTAACATTATTAGATTAATTGGAGGCATCCTAGTTTGGATATAAGGAAGACCTGAAGATCCACCACCAGGTCGATCTGATCCGAATTTAATATTCTTTAAGTCCGTTTTTAAATCTATTAGTGGCATAATTATTTTCCCATTTTTCCGGTTTGATTATTATCTTGATTACTCATTTTCGGAAACGATTTTTTTGTAACTTTAGCCACTGGTTCTCCATCTAGTTGTAATATTATGGTTTGATTAGGAGCTCCCATTAAAGTAGATTGAGAAGCTGTTGAAGCTCCCGTAGAAGAGCTAGTAGAAGGACCAGCCTGTTCTTTTGCCGCTGACATACTTAAATTTCCTCCCATAGATCTTACTCTATCTCCTGCTCCATCTAAAAATCCTTTTAATTCTGCTGATTTTTGTTCAGATATAACTCCAAAAAAGTCCATAGCACTTATAATTCCACTAGCTACAGAAGCTACGACATCTACTATAGTCGCAAAAACGTCTCTAACAGTCATTAGCACAGTTCTTATATTTTGTGGTTGACTTAACCAATTCATCATACCTTCTATCTTACCTATTATTCCACTTTTTTCAACAAAATCAGATATGGATTGTTTTATTTTTTCCATAAAAGCTCCTATCTTTTCTTGCAAACTAGCGTTAACAAGATTTTGATAGTTTTCTTCTCCTATAGCTTCAGATAGAGCTTTTTGATTTTTGTACTTAGCTAATCCTAATCTGAGCTGCTCTCGTGAGTTATCTGTATCTTTTGCTCCTAGCTTAGATAACATCTCTTGTTTCTTTAACATATCACCCATCTGATCCCTACTCATTCCCATCGCACCTGCAAAAGCATCTTGTTGAATTCTATTCATTTTCAAGAAATCAGCAGTAGATCCAACTTGTTTATTTATTTCTGCGGCAGCTCCTGCAAGATCGTTATTTAAAAACATCTCTCTTGCCTTTGCAAGATTGATCTCTTTTCCTGTTAAAAGTTGAGCTTCAAATTCTTTACTTATACTAGATTCAAAATCTAAGAAAGAATCAGCCATCGCATCCAATTGTTTTAATTCCATACCCATAGCCTTAACTGTCAATAAAGACTTTGTCAATTGCGCTGGATACTTTGAGAATTGTAATCCTAAAACTCCTCCGAGACTTGATGCTTCTTTTAATATTTGTTTATTTTCAAATTGTATTCCTGTAGCTTGCTTTAATCCTTTGACTTGAGCAAATACTGATTTTACTATCGATTCGTTAGACTTACCATTTATTATAGAAGACTCTGTTATAGATGCGATAGTGTCAGCTTCTACTCCTGCAATATCTTTTAACTTTATATTCGTTGCAAGATTTTGATTAGATATACGATTGGTCACTCCTAAAAGACCAACCATCTCTGTTTGAGCTTGTACTAGTTTTTCAGTGTTTACAAATAGATCTCCGTTAGCTACATTGATGTCTGCGTATTGCATTTTTAACTGTCTAGCCTGTTCGGTAGACATGTTCATTGCTCTTGCGAACTTAATGGTCTTATCTTGAATTCCTACTATGTAGTCAAATGCTGACTTTAATCCCTTTGCTAATCCAGCAATAGCTCCTCCTAATATAGGAATTAAAGTTAGTGGATCTGTTAGTGCTTCCAAAGCCCCACCTCCAGCAGCTTTTGCTAATCCTCCTAACTTATCAAAGAACGTAAATTTTTTTCCTTGTTCATTAAGATCTCTCGCTTTTTCTACCATATCAGCATAGTATTCTTTTCCTATTCCTAGCTTTTCGGCAAAAAATCCCATAGCTTTACCTGAAAACCCTATGCTCTTGTTTATATCTTTTTCTAAAACTAATTCTTCTTGTAATACGCCTATCGCTTCTTTAGCAATATCGTTTGATTTTACTATTGCTGCGTATTTTCTTTCTTCTACAGTTAAATCACGCTCATGACCTTCTATTATTTGATCTATTTGATTTAATTGAGTTCCTAAAAAATTTGCTAATTGCGTATTTCCTTTTAATTTAGCTCTTTGAATTGCTTCTTCTTTTTTATCTCTTGCAGATATAGAAGCTAAATAATCTTTTGCGTTTTGCTTTTGATTGTCTGCTAAATCGTTCTCTAATTTAGAAAGTTTAGATAGAGCTAATTGCTCTTTTTCTTTAGCTTTTGTAAGCTCTTTTTGTATCTCTTTAGTATTAATAGTTTCCCTATTAAGAGATTTTACTTTAGCAATAGAATTTTCACGTAAATCATTTATTTTTGATAATAAATTTATAGTCTTATTTAATTCAAGATTTGTGTCTCCTTGAATTTTTTTAGAATCTTTTAATGACTGCTCTAAACTTTTACTTATGTCTAATTCATCTGCCATATACTTTATCTATAGAGATAAATATTTACTTCTTAGATTTTGCTTTAGTAACAAAATCAAAGTCTTTCGAAGCTTCCTTTACAAAATCAGGAATCTTGAACTTGTTCATATCTGTATTCTCTGTAACTTTTTGAGACTGCTGATCGCGCATCTCTTGTACCCTTTTTAGGTGTTCGTTTATCTTCTTAAGGTTAAACCTACGGTGAGGAACCGGCATATTCCACACCTCGAAGTAGCCGAAGCCTCCGCCACCGTGATAGGTTAATTCGAAGACTTCGGTCATAAACTCAGGTCTATAGTCCGCTCCCGGGAAAAAAGAATTCCGCTCCCATCGGTAGATCAGTATCTATTTCTGTTCCGTCTTTGAGAGTAAATTGAACTGATGTATCGATGTCTGGTGTGATCTGGGATACGTATTTTCTTAGCTCTATAGAGTCTCTAGAAAGTAATGCACCGCTATCTACAAAATCCCTAATAGTTTTTACTGAGAAATCTCCATTCACTGATGTGATTTGATATTTCAATCTTGTGCTAAGCATTCCTTGATCTTGACCTAAAGATTTTTTAACTCCTTTGATCTCTTCATCGATCTTTTTATCATCAGCTACAGTAAGAATCTTGAAAGTTAATTCATTTTTAGAGAATGGAAGCGTAAAAGAGAATTCATTTTTGTTTTCGAACTTAGAGAAATCTACTTCTTTGTACTTGAGGTTCTGAAGATCTACAGTTACTGTTTCTTCGTCTCCTGTGTTTGGATTTCTATATTTAAATGAATAATCTTTACCATAAGAAAGAATACGAGCTGCTATAAGAAGACCATTACGATCTCCTAAAGTTAGATCTTCGTAATTTATTGGAGTCTTAATTAGACTTTTAAGCATTCTTTCGATTGCTAGACCTTGACGAAGAAGATTGATATTAGTCAAAATATCTTCTTCTTTTGCGGTCATATATTTCATTTCGATATTTCCTGAGGAAAGCGTATTTTCTTTTGTGTAAACTAATCCTTTTGATGGAAGATCTACCATTTCGGTAGGAATTGTAAACTTTGATTCAGACATAAAATTAATTATTTATTTATAAATATACACAACACTAGATTAATGAACAAAAAAAAGACCGCAGTGTTGCGGCCTTTCTCTTTATTTTTATTTCTATTAGTAGTTGAGTATACAATAATCCATTCCAATCTGCATTGTCAATTCGGTAGGATCTGTTGTAGACCAATCATATGCTCCAAACATTGCTTCTTTAATAAAAGCTCCTTTGATGATCCACTCAGATACAATATCACCAACTGGTCCGATTATTGATAGATTCAAATCCTTCTTGTAGAAGTCAGAGTAACCATCGCGGCCTGTTACTGATTCATGATGTAAGCGTACCCACTCCATAACGGCTTGTTGGCCAGAAGGAGAGATAGGATTGTAAAGAGAAAGAGCCATGTCCCTCCACTCTGCTTTTCCTTTAAGCTTACGATAAACGTTGATGTGGTCTAGTTTGATTTCACCCAAAGTCACACCTGGAGCGTCTGCCTTTTTAATCATGTAAGACGGAATACCGTCGATGTACATAACGAACCTGTTGGCTACCGTAGGTTCAAAGGCTGTATACATTATTTCTGATGGATCCAGTACTGGCATCTCTTTTAATTTTATGTTCTCTTATAAATATTCAGAACTTATTTTTTCTTAGCAGCTGCTGCTTTCTTTTTAGCTTCAGCTTCTTTTTTCTTTTTATCGTCTTCGGCTTTCTTTTTCTTAGCCTCCAACTCTTTTTTCTTTTTGTCTTCGGCTTTTTTCTTAGATAAGTCTTTTACTGCTTCCATCAAAGTGATAAGATCAAAAGCTTCTTCTAATTTATCATACTGAAAATCATCAGCGTGCATTCCTTGTTTTTGAATTGGATTCCATTTTCCTAATTCTTTGCCATCTTCGTCTTTTGCCATCATATAATTATTCTCTTGGGCAAATTCAGTTCCTTCAGGAAAAGATGCTTTCCACTTAGCAAAATCATCGTAAACTCCCTCTCTAGAGGCTTCAGATACTGGTTTAGCTTCTCCACCAACTTTTACACCTTCTTTTCCTGCAGCTGCAGCAAGTTGAGCTTTCTTTTTAGGATCTTTAATCTTTGCGATCAAAGCTTTAATTCCGCTTTCAATTTTTGGAGCGGCTATAAGTCCACCTGCCAACATTCCTACGAGGGTTACACCAGCTAAGAAAGGATCGATTTGAGCGATTTTATCAACTCCAGGTATGGAGCTTAATACATCCATAGCGCCTTGGAATTTTGGATCAATCTCTTCTAGATGATCTTCTCCTTCTTCCATTTCTTTGTCGCCGTAGTGACCTTCGTCCATTCCGTGTTTCTTATCAAGTTCAGCTTGAATTGCTTCGTAGAGGTGTTTTGGTACCTTTACTCTTACTTTTGTATTTTCTGTTAGTTTCATTTTATTTTTTTATTATATTATGCTCCGAATGTTGTTCCTGTAGGTAATACGTTGAAATCAAGTTGGATAAATTCTGCAACCCTTGTAGGCTGTAGATATATCGTACCAACCAATTGATTCCTATCAATTACATCTGGCGTGTTGTTTGTTTCGTCCATTACAACTTGGAAAGAGTAAAGACCCTGACGCTGTTGTACTGATTCAAGATAAGGGTTAACTTGATTCAAGAACTTATTCCTTGTTACTTGAGTATTTGGTTCGAATACAATTGTTTCTCCGATTTGACCTATGTAACGCTTAAGAGCAATCAACAACCTTCTTACGTTTACTCTGTCAAGAGCAGAAGCTTTAGACTGTAGAGTCTTTTGACCGTATATTACTGTACCAACTCCAGGGAATGTAGCGATTGGGTTAACTTTAGCTGTGTAAAGAGAGTTCCTATCATCTACACTTAATCTTCTTTCTGGCCTAAGCACTGTAGACATTCCACCGCGATTAAGACCAGCTGGTGCGAACCATTCAGCACTTACTTTATCATTGTATTCATATACTGCTGGTACTAAAGTAGAAGCAGGAACAAAGTTGATCTTACCAGTTTCACGGCTAGAGATTTGTACCCATGGCCAATAAGCTGCTCCATAAGAGTTATCGTAAGTTTGTGCTTTTTGTATTACTGTAGCCATACTTTGACCAAAAGAAGCCAAATCAATAACTGCTATAGAATCACCTCTTGTTTGAGAGATGTTAAGAACATCTGATGCTACTGTAGGAGCGTTTTGAGTATTTACTCCTGGAACATATATTACGTTGAAGTCGTAAGCGTCTTTATTAAGAAGCAAGCTTGTTGCTACTGCGTAATCTCCAACAAATACTCCTTGTACATTTGATTGAGCTCCGTTTGTAGCTTCGATGGCTACGGTTATTTTTATTCCTTCGAACAAATTTAAAGCAGCTTTTCCAAAGCATCCCCAAACCTTTCCAGTTGCAGCTCCGAATGTTCCTTGAGAAGATCCTGAACCTGCTACAGGTATTGAAGCAGTATACTGAGCGAAAGGTTGACCGTATTGGTTTAAGTAGTTAGGAGTTGGAGTGTATACGTTTTTAACTCTTACGTATTTAGACTTATTGGTGTAAGATCCGCTAAGCTGTAAGTAGTATTGTCCATTTTCTAATACTGGATTTTCTTTAGCATCACCTATAACGTAAGATATGTAATTAGGTTGGTTTGGATCCAAAGATATATTATTCCAAGACTCTAGTACTGTCTTATTATTTTGATAGTCGTCTCCGCGTCTGATGATCAAACTAAAAACTCCTGATCCGGTATCAGCTCCAACTACTTCCCATCTAATATTTGCAGAAGATCCTGAAGGTAATGCTCCGTTAACTGTAGAAGCAAGACTTCCGTTATTGTTCATTACTTCACCTTCTGATAGGGTCTCGAGATCAAATGCTATGGTTGCAGCACTATTTACTATAGAAGCTGTTGCTGAGGTATAAGATCCGGAAGCTACACGTGTTACCAAAAGAGAATCTCCACCTTGCTCAAAGTAATTGAGGGCTGAGATTGAAGTTAAGTATTCGTATGGTGCTCCTCCAGAAATGAAGGACGCGCCGAATAGGGCTTTGTATTGAGAATACGAAGTTACTAACGTTGGAATATTAACAGGTCCAGTGACTGTTGGACCTACTATGGCCGCACCAGCTGCAACTGGACCCTGTGTTATTTGTGATAGATCGTTCTCTGATACGAAGACTCCTGGAGATAATAGAGTTTCTGCCATTTATTTTGTTTTTATCTAGCAATAAATATCGAAACTTTTTTCAAAACTTCTTATTCTACTACGGTGAATTCTCCGGTCTCTAAATTAATGCTGATATTGCCATAATTCTCTTTAAGATCGGCGAAAAGTTTCTCTTCGTCTTTCCTTAATTGAACAATACGTTGCTTTTGACCATCTAATTGTAACTCTATCAAAGTCTTCTGATAGTTTAATTCTCCTAGAACTGATGCGATTTCGAGTGATTCTTTTTTAATAAAAGAAATTCTTTGTAACTCGTTTTCCGTGATTTTGTTAACCTCTGCCATTATTTAGCTTTTTTATTTTGTGTTTTTACTGAACTTGGTTTTTTTGTTGCAGGCTTAGCCTTTTCTTTAACTACTACTGGAGCTTCTACTTTCTTTGGCTTCTCTTTTAAGGTAAGTTCTTTTTTTACCACTACTGGTTCAGCCTTAACTTCTACTTGAGTTTCGATAACTTCGGTAGGTTGTTTTTCTTTCTTAGAGACTTTGTAAATCACCGCTCCCGCGACAACTACAATACATAAAATCAATAATAACATACTTTTTTATTTATAAATATATGTAAATAAACGAAAGAAGTTATTAGTGAAAATATTTTTATGCTGGTTCTTCAGATCCAGTTGGAGGAAGTGGAACCAAAGTAACAGGAATAGAAGCTGCGACCAATTCGTCTACATAACGATTGTTTTGACCCCAGTTCTGAAACTGCTCATCTGTTAGATAATAGTTTCCCTGAATACATTGTGCACCTGTGTCTGTAAGAAGCTGATAATAAGTTCCGCATGTACTATCAGATGTGTTAAAAGGAAGTATTTTAACGTCTAGAGTTATAGCGGTTCCTGTGAAAGGAAATACTACTGGTTCGATTTGTGCCATTGTTTTATTTTTTTATGTATAAATATGATTAGGTGAAGCTAGAGCTCATATATCTATCTTCGTTATAAATAAATAATAAAGACTTTTACTAATAAGCGATACCTGTTTAGGGAGCACTGGATGCGTTCAGGGATAGATAAACAAGCAGACATAGATAATTTATGTAAGTCTTATTAATCTATTCTGTGATGATCCTTTATATGTTGTAAAACTTCCACCAGCTACTATTTTTCCGTCTGACTGAGTTACTAGTGATTGAACTCCGGCATCAAATCCAGTTCCTATATCAAATGTAGTATCTTTAGTACCGTTTGTATTAAGTTTTACTAGTCCATTTTGTCCTGAGCCACTATACGAAGTAAATGAACCACCGACTATTAAACTTCCGCTGGCATCAATTATTAAAGATTCAACACCACTATTAAATCCAGTCCCAACGTTAAACGAGGTATCTTTGGTACCATCTGTATTAAGTCTTACTAATCCATTTTGTGATGAACCACTATATGAACTAAAGAATCCACCCACATATATTTTTTCGCTTGAGTCAATAGTTATTAGTTTAACGCCCAAATCACAACCTGCTCCAACATTAAATGAAGTATCTTTAGTACCATCTGAATTAAGTCTTATTAGTCGAGTTTGAGATGAGCCGCTGTACGTAGTAAAGTTTCCTCCAACTAGTATTTTTCCATTTGAATCAATTTTTAATTCATATACTTGAGCATCAAATCCAGTTCCAATATTGAATGAGGTATCTTTGGTACCATCTGAATTAAGTCTTATTAAGGAGTTTTGTGATGAACCGCTATAATTTAAAAAAAGTCCTCCAACTAATAATTTTCCATTAGAATCAATTTCTGTTGCATATATTTCACCAGCACTAAATCCAGTTCCGATATTGAATGAGGTGTCTTTAGTACCGTCTGTATTAATTTTTACTAATCCCTCTTGTGATGAACCACTATATGCTGTAAAAACTCCTCCTGCATATATTTTTCCACCTGATTCTTGACTTATTGAATAGACAATTGAACCTCCAGTAAATCCGGTTCCTATATTGAATGAAGTATCTTTTGTGCCATCTGAGTTAAGTCTTATTAGTCCATTTTGTGATGAACCGCTATATGAACCAAAGAATCCACCTACATATATTTTTTCACTTGAATCCATTTTAACTGAGTAAACAGTATTATTAAATCCGGTTCCAATATTAAATGAAGTGTCTTTTGAACCAGAAGGAAATATTATAGAAGATGGAAATATTAAAGTACTTCCAACATATATCTTTTGTACACTACTAGATCCTACTTTTAATTTACTTATTGTGTTTATAACTGTATTTCCTATATATAACTTTCCCATATTGTATTATATTATAACATATAGATAACTTGAAGAAGGACTACCTATAGCATCATATTCGGCCTGAGATAATGTGATTATATTAGTTATTTTTGCAGTACCAGTATAAGTATCTGCTGTATTAACTACAGCATTATCTGAGTTGAAGTTAGTAGCTAATATACTACCGCTTACCTCTAATTTAGCGCCTGGTGATGTAGTTCCAATACCAACATTACCTCCACTAGGATTTAATAGTAAAGAATAATATGTAGCACTTGTAGCATTCCTTGATTGAATCCAAGGCGCTAATGATGTATCTGTTCCGAATTCTAAAGCATAGTTTGAGCCTGCTAAATTTGTTACTACTAATCCCCCATTTGGAGTTGTTCCTCCTATTGTTTGAGACGTTTTATCAACGTGTAGTTTTGTTATTGGTGATGTAGTACCTATACCAACATTACCACTATTGTTTATTAAAAACCAGTTAGAAGATTCTCCAGGAGCTGCTGCTGAAGGATCATATGATGATCCTGTTTTTCTATTAATTACAAAATTATCACCATAATTATATCCATTTCCATAAAACCAAGTAGCATCTGTACCTTCGTTAAATGTATAAACTCCTAAACCTCTTGATGATGGTGAGTCAGTTGTAGCTGATTGAAATATGATAGAGCCTTGAGTATAACCTGTTGATTCTCCTTTAACTCTTATAGATTGAGCGCCCGTCGATATGTCTAATTTATATGCAGGATTTGTAGTACCTATACCAACATTACCTCCATCTTTTTGCAAAATAAGGCTTGTTACTGATGTACCATCATTTATAGATTGAATTGCAGAATAATTTGAACTTCCAAAATATCCTAATTTTAATCTTTGTCCTGTTATATTACCAGCATCTGGACCAATAAATAATCCCCAATTATCTCCAGATGATGAAACGGACAATCTTACTTGTGGAGTTATAGTACCTATACCAACATTACCTAGCAAATAATGAGTTGATCCTGTTACTTGAAGTGATCCTGTAAATACCTGAGTATTGGATAGATCGTTTCCAAAAATATTAGATCCTGAACTATATACTATACTCGAAGTTACTGTTTGTACTACTAAGGTTTGTGCTGTTATTGTACCTGTAATCAATGCATTCGATGCAGTAATATTATCGGTAGTCGCTATAGATCCTGTAATTCCTAAACTTCCTGTAATTTGAGCTGATCCTGAATATGGGAAAGATGATGCATTTGCTACATATGAAGCAGTTAGTGCATTTTGTGCCCAACTAGAAGTACCTATTAGAGAGCCAGTAATACCTTGAGTAGTAGTTAAAGATCCAGTTATCACTAAGCTTCCACTTATAGATTGTGATCCTATATTTGTAATTACTTTTTTCCAAGTTGGAGCGGATCCACTTTCATAATAGTATAATCCTTCTGTGCTACTTGATGTAACATATGTGAGTAGCCCTTGTACAGGAATAGATATATTGCTTGTGGCAGTGGTTCTAGTAATCAGTACTCCTTTTGTAGTAGAATCTACTTGAAATATTGTACTACCACTAGCTGTTGAGCTTCCAGCTCCTATCATTACTGTTTGTGTAGAAGTACCTAATAAAACTACATTACTTAATGATGTAGATAAACCAATACCAATAGTTGTAGAGTTATTAACATTAGATATTAAGTCAACAGCTCCTAATCTAATCTGATTAGTAGTACCATCTCCTTTAACGAGTAAACCCCAGTTACTATTTCCTATAGCTACTGAACTGGCGCCTACTGATTGGAGGTTATTTACGTTTCCGAGTCTAATTGAATCACTTATAGTTGTAGTTATAGCGCCTGTATTCCATCCTATATTAATTGATTGGTTTCCATTATTATTCCATCCAGCTAAGCTTCCCATTCCTGCTATAATATTAATAGATCCTGAACCTCCTACTCCCCATCCCTGTTGTCCATTAGTACCTATTAAAACTGATCCTCCAACTCCTCCTTGAGACATTCTTATAGTTGAAACTGTTGTTTCGTTTGTTACTTGGAATATTGGGTTTGTTGAATTTGCCACACTTAGATAAACTGTGGTAGGACCTCCACTACCAGTAATTATAGTATTAGATATAATACTTCCACCAAGAGTTACATTTCCATTTAATCTAGTTGTGCCATTAATATCTGCTTGAAATCCGGCATCAACAGGAGTTCCGCTTCCTAGCCACAATCTACCATTATTAAACATGGTAAAATAGTTACTGGTACTCTTATAAAAATTAATTTGATTTGAAGTACCTAAGCTTGCGCTTATTCCATTATATGCACTTATAAGACCGTTTCTAATATCCATTGTTTGTTGTTGCTTGTTTTAATAAATATTGGAGGGTTACGGGTTTGTGAGAGTGAATCCATTTAAGTTATAACTTCCTGATGTTGCTCCTGATCCTGTGCTAAAGGTTCCTAGGACTGATACGTTTCCTTGTAGTGTTTTAAGGCCATTAAGGAAAGTGAGGTTTCTGTAAGTTCCTCCTTTGACGTCTTGACTTCCTGTATTATATATGAAAGTGGCGTTAATACTAGAACTTACGTCCATAGACCCAGTTCTCATCGGTTCGATAGAACTATGATAATAAACAATTTGTCTACCAGTAAATTTAGATCCAACTACTGTTCCATCTAACGGTCCTAAAAGTGTTAAAGTAGCACCATTTTGATTAATAGTATTATGAGTAAGATTTATTGCCCCTGATACTATTACACTACCGCTTATAACTATATTTGTATTACTTTCCCCATTTAAACTTTGATCGTTTGTAGTAAATATCCAAGATCCTGTTCCTGAATTAAATTCAAACCATGGACTAAAAAACATTCCAAATCCATTTTGAAATTCTACTATAGGATTTCCAGATAAATTTAATCTAGCTTGGTCTGCTGCTATTGTATCTGTCGCAAATGATCCTACAAAAGTTATCTTGCCAGGTCCGCTTTTACTTAACTTTCCGTAATTTAATCTAGTAGTTCCGCTAACATATAAATCAAAATTTCCTAATTCTAAAGTTGTAAAACTAGCCGAGGCTCCATTAACAGTTAATGATCGACTAACATATATAGAAGATGTTATTGTTTTTGTACTAGTACCTCCACCAGCAATAGTTAATCCTGGGTATGTTGTGAAGGGTAAGTTTACACTTTCTGAAAACATAAATCCTAGATTAGCAAAAGGTCCTGATATGTCAAGAGATCCAGTAATCATGGGTACTGAATTATAGTATAAGTATAAAGGTCCATCCATTCTGTATACACTAGAAGGTGATGTGCCATTAATTGTGTTATAAAGATATACTATAGTTTGGTTAGGAGCATTAAAAGAAGATTGTGTTACCGCAATAGATCCTGAGATTGTAATTGGTGAATCAAATCTAAATGCTGTGCCTCCATTTCCTATGGTTTGGTTATTAGCACTAAAAATCCAAGATCCGGTACCTGTAATCATAGATGCTGTAACAAAGGAGTTAAAAGAATTTTGAATTCCATTTCTTACTTCAACTGTCGGATTTCCTTTTGAAAAATCTAATTTTGATGTATTTCCAAAAGCGGCATTATTAAACCAAAGCGGACCATTAAATATAACATTACCCGATCCTGACTTTTGTAGAATACAACCATTAAGTATATTTGTTGTCCCACTAACAATTAGATTAGAACTAGATAATTCTAGTACTCCATTTGAAGATAAATTTAAAGCCCCAGATACATAACTACTGGTTCCTAAAGTTTTTACGCCTATGCCTGTTATTCCTAATCCATAAAATGTATTAAAACGAGCAGGTATTGTCTCTGTATAATTACCTCCTACATATACTGTGTTTGTATTTGATGAGGCAAAATCAAATCCTGTTCCCGATAAAAAAGAGCCACTTAATGATTGTGATGTGCCAAAATATATACTTCCTCTATTAAGAAATAGACCGGATCCTGAGC